AATGGCTGCTGCTCTATGCCTACATCGCCCGCGTGGACGTCGAGGAGCCGTCATCGTCACCGATTCGCGCCGAGCGCCTGGCTTGGGCCAGGACCGTCTGCCAGCGGCTGCTCACCGAGTGCGGCATGGACTACGTCGCACAGGATCCGCGTCGCATGCGTGTGGTTAGCCTACTGCTCGGTGCCAGTGCGTACCAGCAAGCCGTCGCCGCCTGGCATGAGCTGTTCGCGCGGAAAGGATCGGAAATAAAAACCCAGGAGGCCGCATGACCCCGCTCGAGCAGGAGCTGTGGCTCGCCCGCCGGCTGCGCGAGCACGGCGCGGCGGTGTTCGAGGGCGTCACCGACCGCAACACGCGCCGCGAGCAGGTTGCCGTGCTCCTCACGCAGGCAGGGCAGCAGCGGCATTTCCACGCCTGCGACTGGTCCTTCGCCGGGTACTTCCCGCACCGCTGCCCGGCGCGACAGGAGGCCGCGTGATGGCGGGCTGCTGCGCGCGGCGCGACCGCTCAATCCGTTGGACGCTCGTGCGCGACTTCATGACGGCGCAGGGCTGCCGCGTCCAGGTGCGCCGTTACCGGACGCCTGGCGGCGTGCTGGAGGACATCACGCTCTCATGCCCCAAGCGCCGGGAGGCCAAAGCATGAGCTTTCATCTGCCGCCGCGCCGACACGCCTGCGCAGCGCTCGGCCTCGAGATCATGGCGGCCGAGGCGCTGCAGCTTGCGGGTGTCATCGACACCGATCCCTTCGCGGGCGTCACGACGACGGTCGACCGCCGCGAGCGGCTGCGCCCGATCTTCGCCGCGCGCGCCAGCGATTTCTTCCCGCCTGACTATCGGCTCACCTACGCCGAGGTCTGGCATGCCGTGTACGGCGAGGAGCTCGCCGCCTTCGATGCGCGTGCCGAGCTCCCGCGTTCTTCGTCCGTTCAACCGCCACCTGAAGGACTGAGCAGACGCGCGGCGAGCCGCCCCATCAACCGCAACCTCACCAGGAGACTTCGACGATGACCGAGACCACGCAGCACGACACCGAGACGCAGGCGCCGCCTGCCGAGCAGGAGCCGATCGTCGCGAGCGGCGAGCCGCCCGCGCCCGTGCTCGGCCAGATCGTGCATTTCGTCCGCGGCACGCGCGATCCGCTGCCGGCGATCGTGACCAAGGTCCACGACGCGACGACGGTCGATCTGACCGTGTTCACCGGCAACCCCTCGCAGCCGATGTGGATCCGCCGCGAGGAGAAGCTCATCACGCCGCAGGACGAACCCGCGACCGGCTGGCGCTGGCCGTGGTAGCGCGACTGACGGATACCTCGTGCGACAACAGTCCGCCCCGGCGGGGTGCTCCCCGCCGGGTGGGCTCGGAGGCTCGATGATTCCGATTCCCGCCGCGCAGATCGGATTGCTGCCGGAGAAGCCAGCGCCAAAGGCGCGCTCGAAGGAGGAGCTCTTCGCCTTCCAGTGCCGCGCGATGCGCCTGCCGCCTGTGGTTACGCAGTTCCGGTTCGCCGCCGACGCACCAGTGCCAGGACAGCGCAAGCCGCCGAAGCCGAGGCAGTGGCGGTTCGACTTCGCCTGGCCGGAATACCGCCTCGCGGTCGAGATCGAGGGTCTCGTCGTGCGCCGGATCGGCGGGCAGCTCATCGTCACCGGCCGACACGCGAGCGTGCAGGGATTCAAGGACGACTGCGAGAAGTACGCGGCGGCCGCGCTCCTCGGCTGGACCGTGCTGCGCTTCGAGCAGTCGCAGGTGAAATCCGGCTACGCGATCGACATGACACAGCGCGTGCTCTACGCGCGGGGGTGGAAAGGACCGCAATGAAACACGTCGAACTCATCCGAAAGCGGATCGTCCGCGGGCAGTCCACGGAGCTCATGCGCCTGCGCTCGTTCATCTCGAGCCTCGACGGTAACGGCGATGTCGTCGCGCGGCTCGAGGGCGAGTCCGGCCAGCAGATCCTCGCCGAGGTGACTGACCTCATCATGACGAGGCTCGGGCATCAGACGCGGGTTCCGGCGAGCTCGCGCAATTCACGGGCGCAGCGCGCCGCCGCCGCCGTGCTCGTGCTGCCGAAGGGCGAATGAGCGAGAACAGCCTTGCCCCGATCGAGCCGGCTGCAACGAGCGCGTACGATGCCCTGCGGCCGGTCCTGCAACGTTTCGTCGATCTCGTCCTGACGGGCGAGAAGCCGGCGCAGGCGGCCCGCACGCTCCGGCCGCACCTCAAGCAGCCGTCCGTCCAGGCGTCGAAGTGGATGGCGCGGCCCGACGTGCGCGCCGCACTCGCTGAACGGCGCGAGCAGCTGCTCGAGTCGGTCGGCATCACGCAGCACATGATCGTGCGCGAACTCGCCCGTATCGCCTTCGGCGATCCGCGGGAGCTCTTCGACCAGAATGGGGAAGTGAAGCCCATGCACGCACTCACCGCAGAGCAGGCTGCGATGATCGCCGGCGTCGAGGTGGAAGTCCGCGAGGACGGCTCGCGGATCACAAGAATCAAACGCTGGGATAAGCGGCAGGCGCTTCGCGACCTCGCCGAGCTCGGCGGCCTTACCTCGAGCGCCCCAGGGGGCAAGGGCTCGGTGTTCAACATCCAAATCAACCTATGACCGCAGTGAGCGCGAACGGGTGGACGTACAGACCTCCGGGGCCTGTCTCGCGAGCGTTCATCCTGAGCGCCGCGTTCCTCTGCGGCATCCGCGGGCCGATCGGCTCGGGCAAGTCGACCGCGTGCGTGATGAAGCTCATCAGGAACGCGCGCGCGCAGCGGCGCGGCCCTGACGGCTGGATCCGGCGTCGCACGGCGATCATTCGCAACACGCAACCGGACCTCAAGACGACAACGATCCCGACCTGGCACCAGTGGCTCCCGCAGCACCTCGGCCAGTGGCGCAGTCACGGCCCGCCAGAGCATCGGTTCATCGATTACGTCAACAAGTTCGATTGGCAGGTCTGGTTCATCGCGCTCGATCGCCCGGCTGACGTGCGAAAGCTCCTCTCGATGGAGCTCTCCGATGCCTGGGTCAACGAGGCGCGCGAGATCCCGAAGCCGATCATCGACGCGCTCTCTGGCCGCGTCGGGCGCTATCCAGCGAGGAAGGACGGCGGATGCTCGAATCCGCAGATCATCCTCGACACCAACTCGATGGACTCCGATCACTGGTGGTACGTGCTCGCCGAGCGCGATACGTCGACGCCGGCCGCGCGCGAGGTATGGGAATCCACGCGGCATGCCGAAGAGGAACTGCGCGCCGCGGGGATCCTCGATCCCGGCCAGCCGCTCCTCGAGTTCTTCGCCCAGCCCCCGGGCGACTCCCCGGATGCGGAGAACCTCGAGAACCTGCGCCCCGGCTATTACGCATTCGCGAAGGTCGGCAAGAGCGACGACTGGATCCGCGTCTACATCCGCAACGAGTACGGCTTCGTTCGAGACGGGAAACCGATCTACGACGCGTACTCGGACGCGCTCCACTGCCGCCCCTTCGAGCTCCTGCGCGGCGTGCCGCTCTCGATCGGGCTCGACTTCGGTCTCACTCCGGCCGCGACGATCGGTCAGCAGCTCCCGAATGGCGCCTGGCGCACCCGCTACGAGCTCGTCACGCAGCGCATGGGCGTGAAGAACTTCGCGCGCGAGCTGAAGCTCTTCATCGAGGCTAAGCTGCCTGGGTGGGAGTTTCGGAACATCACGGGCGACCCATCGGGCGAGGCGATGGACGCGCACGAGGAGACCGTCTTTCAGATCCTGCGGGCGGCAGGCATCGACGCACGGCCCGCGCACACCAACGAGTTCAGCGTGCGCGTCGATGCAGTCAATGGCGCCTTCGGCCGTCTCATCGACGGGCAGCCCGGCGCGATCATTCACCCGGAGTGCCAGGTGCTCCGCAAGGCGTGCGGCGGCGCGTATGCGTTTCGTCGCATCTGGTTGCGCAACATGGAGCGCTTCGCCGACAAGCCGGAGAAGAATCAGTTTTCGCACGTCGCCGAGGCGTACCAGTACCAGCTCCTTGGCGCGGGCGAGGGCCGTCGCGTCGTCTCCGCGCGCCCGCGCACCGCAGGCTCGCGGCCGCGCTATGCACTGACGTAAGGATGCTCCACGTGAAACATCGCGATCAGACAAAGCCGACTCAGACAAAGGCCGCTGACGTGATGCCGCCGCTCGAGGACGGCAGCCCGCTCGAAGCGATCGCGCGGCAGGTCGCGCCGCATGACTACGCGCGTGCGACGGCGCGGGAATTCGCGCTCGGGCAGTACAGCGGCAGGCGCCGCAAACCGCGCTACGCAGTGACTTGATTCTGTCGCTCGCCGCTCTGACAGTCGCCGCCGGAGGTACGTATGGGCGAAGTGTGGGAGTCGTTCGAGGAAGGCTCGAAGCGGATCGGCGAGATCCTCGGCTTCGAGAGCGCAGGCATCACTCCACCCTCGGAGCGGACCAAGCGCCGCCGCCGCGCTGCGCTCGAGGCGGCCCGACCGCGTCGCCCGGCGACGATCGACGACGCGAGGATGCGCCAGATCGAAACAGACCGCCTGCGCCGCCGCCAGGGCGTGCTCGCGAACATCTACGGCGGCGCAAATCCCTCGACGCCACTGGTCGGCACCAAGACGCTCCTGGGTTCCTGAATGAGCGACGACGCGAACACGATCTGCCGCGACCTCGAGGATGCGGTCGCCAAGCGCGCGAATTGGGATTCGCTCTGGGACGAGATCGCCTACCGCGTGCTGCCGAGCTCGGTCGGCTTCACCGTGCAGACCGAGGAGGGCCAGCGCCGCGAGGATCGCGCGTTCGATACGACGGCCATCACCGCCTGCTCCCGCTTTGCTGCGTTCATCAGCGAGGGCGCCACGCCGCGCGATCAGACGTGGCACGGGCTCGAACCCGAGGACGAAGACCTTCAGGACGATCAGGAGTGCAAGGAGTTTCTCGAGCGCCTCACCAAGGCGCTCTTCGCCCGCCGCTATCGCCCCGAGGCGAACTTCGTCAGCCAGCGTCAGGAGAACTATCTCTCGCTGGGCGCCTTCGGCAACTACAGCCTGTTCATCGACGAGGAGATCGGCCGCGGCAATCGCTATCGCGCTCTGCCGATGCGCGAGGTGTACTGGATCGAGAATCACCAGGGCGTGATCTACATCCAGTTCCGCAAGTACCAGCTCACCGCGCGCCAGGCGTACGAGCAGTTCCGCGAGCTCGCGCCGCCGCAGGTGAAGTACGACGCGGAGAAGAACCCGAACGCGCTGCATGACTTCATCCACTGCGTGCGGCCGAATGACGAGCTCAAACCCGGCCGGCGCGACTGGCGCGGCATGCCCTGGGCCTCCTACCACGTCTATCCGCGCACGAAGAGCGTGATCTCGCGCGGTGGATTCTGGACGTGGCCGTTTGCGAACGGGCGGTTCATGAAGGGCGTGGGCGAAACGTACGCGCGATCGCCGGCCGTGATCGCCTTCCCCTCGATCCTCACGGTCAACGAGCAGAAGAAGACCGTGCTGCGGGCCGGTCAGAAGGCCGTCGACCCACCGGTGCTCCTCACCGAGGATGGCATCCTCGACGGCTTCAACATGCGCTCGGGCGCGCTCAACTACGGCGCGCTCTCCGATCAGGGCACGCCGCTCGTGCAGGCGTTCAACAGCCAGGCGCGCGTCGACATCGGCGTGGAGCTCATGGAGCTTGAGCAGCGGGCGATCAACGAGGCGTTTCTCGTATCGCTCTTCCAGATCCTCGCCGAGAAGCCTGACATGACCGCGACCGAGGTGCTCGCGCGGCTCGAAGAGAAGGCGCAGCTCCTCTCGCCGACGACGGCGCGGCTTGAGGCCGAAGATCTCGGGCCGATGATCGCGCGCGAGATCGACCTCTACGTGCGATCGAGCGAAGGGGCCTGGGTGCTCGAGGAGATGCCCGAGCAGCTCCGCGAGCGCGGCGGGGCGTACCAGATCGTCTATCGCTCACCGCTGGCCCGCGCGCGTCGTGCGGCCGAGGCGCTCGCCATCACCCGCACGATGGACCTCGCCGGCGCTGCGGCGGCGATCGACCCGCGGGCCGCGCTCGTGATCGACGTCGAGGAGAGCATCCGCGCGCTCGCCGACATCCACGGCATGCCGACGAAGCTGCTGCGTACACGCGAGCAGGTCGAGGCGCTGATGCGTCAGCGCGAGCAGGTGCAGGCGCTCGCTGCGGTGGCGCAGGCGGCGCCGAACGTGGCGCGCAGCGCGAAGGACCTCGCCCAGGCTGAGCAGATCAGGCAGTCGATCGCCGCGTAATGGATCTCGGCGAAGCCAAACGCGAGCTCATCGAGCGCCTCGAGCGCAAGCGCCAGGCGTACCGCGCGACCATGTTCACCGACATGGGCGTGCTGCTCTCCCGCTGGCAGCTCATCCGGCTCTGCCTGCGCGCGCTCGTCTCGCCGCGACCGGCCTACCAGCTCACGTTCAAGGGCGCGCACAAGGTGCCGCATCCGGCGGCACAGATCGTGCTCGCCGACCTCAAGCGCTTCTCCCGTTTCACGCGCGGCGGACTCGTCATCAGTCCCGTCACGCGCACCGCAGACCCGTACGCGACGGCGTACCGGGAGGGGATGCGCGACATGTACATCCGCATCCTCATGATGACCGGCCTCGACGGAGGCGATATTGAGGATGATCCCCCATGAATCAGCAGTCGAACGGCCAGCAGAGCAACGGCCAGCAGTCGAACGGCGGCGCCGCAGCCGGCGCCGGCAATCAGGGCGCGCCGGCGAGCAGCAGCGGCACGCAAACGCCGTGGTACGGCGAGATCCCGGCCGACCGGGCCGAGCTTCGCGAGTGGGTCGCGAACAAGGCATTCGCGGATCCCATCACCGCACTCGAGAGCGCCTACAACCTGGAGAAGCTCATCGGCGCACCGCCTGAGCAGATCCTGCGCCTGCCGAAGCCCGACGACGCGGAAGGATGGGCGAAGGTGTGGGAGCGGCTCGGCCGACCGGCGAAGCCGGAGGAGTACGAGCTCCCGGTGCCGACAGGCCCGGACGGCAAGCCGAGCGAGGCGGACGCCAAGTTCGCGCAGTTCGTCGCCGGCGTCTTCCACCAGGCCGGCGTGCCGAAGGCCGCGGCCGTCACGATCGCCAAGGCCGTCAACGAGTACGCCGCGCAGCAGCGCGAGGCGTACGTGCGCGAGCTCGAAGCGAAGGCCAACCGCGAGCTCGAAGAGCTCAAGGCCGAGTGGGGTGCGAGCTTCAGCGAGCGCGAGGAGTGGGCACGACGCGGCCTGCGCGCGTACGGGCAGAAAGCTGGCTTGACCGGCGATGATCTCAACGCGCTCGAGTCGGCGATCGGCACGGCGAAGATGCTGCGGCTCTTCGTCGCGCTCGGTGAAACCACGAGCGAGCACGACATCGGCGGCGAGGGCGCGGGCAGTGGCAGCGGCGGCAGCGGCATGACGCCGCAGCAGGCGAAGGCGCGACTCGATGAGCTGCGCCAGCAGCGCATCGAGGGGAAGATCTCCCAGGACGACTACCTCAAGGAAGCCGAGCGGCTCGCACCGCTCGCAGAGCGCGCCGCCTGACGCGCGAGCTCTTGATTCTGTCGCTCCACGTGTTCAGCTTACCCTGCCGATCGGAAACGATCGGCTCACCGTTCCTCTCAAGGCGAGACCGGGCCGGGCAACCGGCCCGGGTTTCCGGGCCGAGCGCACCGTCCGATCCGAATGCGGATAAGCGAGGGACCCTCGCCCCGCTGACCGGCTGAACGAGTAGCCCGCCGCCCGGGCGTATCCCGGGAAGAAGCGGCCCCGCTCATCACGCGGACAAGCCCTTCGAGAACCGCAATACAACGGGTTTTTCGGAGGACATCATGTCCGGCGACAACGTTCCGCAGCACTACGTACAGCAGTTCGCGACGAACATTCGCCTGTTGCTGCAGCAGAAGCGCTCGCGCCTGCGCGGCTCGGTGAGCGAGAACGCGAACTATCGCGGCAAGCAGGTCTCCCCGGTCGATCAGGTCGGCGCGGTCGAGATGCAGACCGTCAACGATCGGTTTGCGCCGATCACGCGGTCCGATCTGCCGCTCGCCCGGCGGTGGGTCGTGCCGATCGACTTCGACCTGGCGATCATGGTCGACAACTTCGACAAGCTGCGGCTCCTGCTCGATCCGACGTCGACCTACGTGCAGGCGGCGGTCGCGGCGGGTAACCGCGCGCTCGACGGTCGCATCATCGACGCCTTCTTCGCCGATGCGCTCATCGGCGAAACCGGCAACACGACGGAATCCTGGGCGAGCTTCGCGGGCCAGGTCGTCGCGGTCAATCAGGGCGCATCGGGTCCCACCGGACTCACTGCGGCGAAGCTCAAGCGCGCGCGGCGCATCCTGCGCGGCAACGAGGCCCTCGACGAGGGCGACGGCGAGCTCATCAACATCGCCATCACCGCGGCGCAGGAGGAGCAACTGCTTCACGAAGCCGAGGTCATCAGCCTCGACTACAACAGCCAGCCCGTGCTCAAGGACGGCCGGCTCGACACCTGGCTCGGCTACAAGTTCCACCACACGCAGCGGCTCAAGACAGACAGCGATGGCTACCGTCGCATCCCGGTGTGGATGAAGGACGGCATGCATCTCGCGATCTGGCAGGACATGGTGATCTCGGTCGACCGGCGCCGGGATCTGCGCGGCCATCCGTGGCAGATCTACGTGCACCTCACCGCGAACGCCACGCGGCTCGAGCCCGAGAAGATCGTCGAGATCAAGTGCGCTGAGTAAGCGCGGGCGTCAGGCACAGCAGGAGTAACAGCAATGGCTGTCGAACATCTCAAGTCCACGGCGCTGCAGAACGCCGACGCCGCGCAGCACCAGCTCAGCCCCTCGCGGCTGACGGCGATGGAGCTGCGCGAGGCGGTCGGTGTGGTGCAGGCATCGGCCAGCGCGAGCATCGGCTCGACGTACCGCTTCGCGCGCGTGCCGTCGAACGCGCGGATCTCGCAGATCCTTTTCGCCTCGGCCGCATCGGGCGCGACCGGTCAGGTCGACATCGGTCTCTACGACACGCCAGCCAATGGCGGCGCGGTGGTCGACGCGGATTTCTTCGCGAGCGCGCTCGATCCTGGCGGCGGTGTAATCCCACCGACCGACGTCACACACGAGTCGGGCGTGTTCGGCCTCGAAGATGCCGAACAGCCGCTCTGGCAGGCACTCGGCCTCACGAAGGACCCGCAGAAGGAATACGACATTGCCGCGACCGTGGTGGAGGCATTCGAGAACGCCACCTACATGGTCGCGAAAGTGCGGTACGGCATCTGACGGAGCTGGCAGCACTCGGGGGGTCACGGCACGGGCGGGGCTTCGGTCCCGCCCGCTGTCGACGGAGGTAAACGATGGCAACGCGACGCTACAAGATCAGCCCGGGCACCCTCACCGTCACGGAGGAGGCGGGCGATCCGGTCGATTCGGACGTGATCGAGCTCACCGTGGAGCTGGCCAATACCGCGGTTCACGACGGCGCGGGCACGCGCACGGTCTCCAAGCTCGAGGTGCTCAAGAGCCTCGAGCGACTCAAGACGCACATCATCGAATCCCCCTGGCCGCCGGCCTGACGAGGTGAGTCATGCTGAGCGCTGGCGTCACATTGATCCAGGCCGGCACGGCGACGAGCGCGGGCCAGCAGTGGCCGGGTGGGCGCGGGCAGTTCGTCGTGGTCGCAACTACGTTCGACAACGAGAAAGTCACGCTCGAATTCCTCGGTCCGGACGGCTCCACGTGGCTGCCCGTCATCGACAGCGCGGGCAACGAAGTCGAGTTTTCACAGAACGGCTCGGCGCTCTTCGAGCTCCCGCCGTGCACGATTCGCGCGGCTGTCTCGACCGGCGGCGGTTCGCCGGCCGGCATCTACGCGGCAGCATCGCGCATCCCGTACTAGGAGGCCGCCGATGGCCTCCCCGGTAGACATCTGCAACCGGGCGCTCGGCAAGCTCGGAGCCGCAACGATCATCAGCCTCGAGGATGACGACCCGAAGGCCGTCGCCCTCAACGTCGCCTATCCGATCGTGCGCAACGCGGAGCTGCGGCGCCGCCGCTGGCGCTTCGCGCTCGCACGCTGGTCGCTGCCTGCCGACGCAGAATCGCCGTCCTTCGGCTACGCGCGCTCCTTCACCCTTCCGGCCGGGTGTCTGCGCGTGATTCAGATCGGCGAGTACGATCTCGGGCCGAACATGGCCGACTATCGCGTGGCGCCGACCGAGCTCTGGTCGATCGAAGGGCGCAAGATCTACACGAACCTTTCGGCGCCTCTGAAGATCCGCACAATCCAGGAGGTCACGGACACCGGGCTGTACGACGCATGCTTCGTCGAGGCGCTCGCCTCGCGGCTGGCGTACGAGTGCTGCTATCGCATCACGCTCTCACACGAGCGCGAGGATCGGTGCCTGCGCGACTACCGGATGGCGATCCGCGAGGCCGCCTTCACCAACGCGCTCGAGGTCGCGCCGAATGAGCCGACCGACGACACGTGGATGATGGCGAGGCTCGGGTAATGCCGCGCGCCTCTCCCGCTCTCTCGTCTTTCAACGCCGGCGAGCTCGGCGTCACGCTCGATGCGCGCACCGACATCTCGAAGTACGGCAGCGGCGCGCACCGGCTTGAGAACTTCATCGCGCTCGTGCAGGGCCCGGCCCAGCGCCGCGGCGGCTCGCGCTTCGTCGCTGAGGCGAAGCATTCGGGGCGGCGGGTGTGGAAGCGCCGCTTCGAGTTCTCGGCGACCCAGGCGTTCATCCTCGAATTCGGCCACCAGTACATCCGTTTCTACACCCTGCACGGGCGGGTGCTCGTCGGGAACGTGCCCGCATGGAGCGGCGCGACGTCGTACGTGCCGGGCGATCTCGTCGCGCACGGGGGCGTGAATTACTACTGCATCGCCGCGAACACGAATCAGCAGCCTCCGAACGCGACTTACTGGCACGCGCTCGAGGGCGACATCTACGAGGTCCCGACGCCTTACGACGGCGACGATCTGACGAACAGCGAAGGGTGTTTCGCGCTGCAGGTGGAGCAGTCCGCGGACGTGCTCTACATCGCAGGCGCCGGGAAGTATCCGCCGATGACGCTCACGCGCTACGGCGCCACGCGATGGGTGCTCGCGGAGTACGTGCCGGAGAATGGCCCCTTCATGGATCAGAACCGCGACAAGTCGGTGAAAGTCCAGGCGAGCGCGCAGACCGGCAGCATCACGATCACGGCCACCGCAGGCATCTTCAGCGCGACCGACGTCGGTCGGCTCATCCGCATCGAGCAGGAAAGCCCGAACATCGAGCCGTGGGAGCCGGATAGCCAGAATGACGTCAACGCGGGCGAGCTCCGTCGCTACGACGGGCGCACGTACAAGGCGCTCAACACCGCCAAGACCGGCACCTCGCCGCCCATTCACATCGAAGGCGTTGCGCCGGATGGGCAGGCCGACGGCGGGGGTCGCGGCGTGCAGTGGGAATACCAGGACGCCGGCTACGGCATTGCGCGCATTACCGGGTTTACGAGCGCGACCATCGTCACGGCCGACGTGCTCGTACAGCTGCCTGCGCTCGTGGTCTCAGGGCCGACCTACCGCTGGTCGCTCGGCGCGTGGTCGAGGACCTCGGGCTATCCGAGCGCGGTCGCCTTCGCGTATGACCGGCTCTGGTGGGCTCACGGGATCAACCTGTGGGGCTCAGTGCCCGGGCTCTACACCGATCACTCGCCCGATGTCGCTGGCCAGGTGACGTTCGACTCCGCGATCAGCCTTAAGCTCACCGCGCAGGACGTCAACGAAATCCTCTGGATGGTCGAAGCCGAGCGGCTCATCATCGGTACGCCGGGCGGCGAGTTCGCGCTCGGTCCCATCACGACGGTCGACCCGCTCGGGCCTGAGAACGTCCAGATCAAGCGCCAGAGCAAGAAGCGCTGCCGCTCGGTGCGCCCGCAGATCGTCGGCACCTCGGTCGTCTACGTGCAGCGAGCCGGCCGGCGGCTGCTCGTCATGGATTATGCGTTCGAGATCGACCGCTATCGGTCGACCAACATGAACGCGCTCAATCCGCAGATCACGAAAAGCGGCATCGTCGATATGGCCTATCAGGCCGAGCCGGACTCGATCCTCTGGTGCGTGCTCGCGGACGGTTCGCTCATCGCCTTCACGCTGGACCAGGAGCAGGACGTCGTGGCCTGGCACCGCCATCCGATCGGCGGCAATGGCTTCGTCGAGTCGGTCGAGTGCATCCCGGATCCGACCGGCGATCGCGACGAGGTGTGGATCGTCGTTCGCCGCACGATCAACGGGCAGACGAAGCGGTACATCGAGTACATCGAGCGGCCCTGGGAGCAGGGTGACGATCCGGCCGCCGTGTTCTACGTCGATTCGGGGCTGACCTACTCGGGCGCGCCAGCCAGGACGATCTCGGGACTCGATCACCTCGAAGGCGAGATCGTGCAGGTCGTCACAGACGGCGCGGCGCATCCGGATCGCAGGGTCTCGGGCGGCTCGATCACTCTGCAGAGCGAGGCGAGCACGGTGCAGGTCGGTCTCCCGTGCCCGGCGCGGCTCGTGACAATGCGGCTCGAGGCGGGCAGCGAGGACGGCACCGCGCAGGGCAAGGTCAAGCGCGTGCGCGGCGCGACCGTGCGCCTCGTCGACACGCTCGGCGGCAAGATCGGCATGGAGGGCCGCAAGCTCTACGATATCCCCTTCCGCCGCCCCTCAATGGCGATGGATCAGCCGCCCGAGATCTTCACGGGCGACAAGGAAGTGACGTTCGACGGCGACTACGAGCCGGATTGCCGGATCGAGCTCGTCCAGGAGCAGCCGTTCCCCATGACGATCGCGGGCATCTTCCCGCGGCTGGTGACACACGATGCGCGCGGCTGAGATCGTCATCGAGCGCTTCCGGCCGGAGCACTTCGAGCGGATCGAGCTCCAGCCCTCGCAGGCGTACGTGCGCGCGCATACGCCGCGCGCGAAGCTCGAGGAACTCGCCGCGGCGGGGCCTGCCTACGCTGCGCTCGTCGGCGATCGCGTGCTTGCCTGCGGCGGGCTCGCCGAGCGCGGCCCGGATGCCGGAATCCTCTGGTCCTTCATTGCGCGCGATGCCGGGCGTCACTTCGTGCGACTGCATCGGTACGTGTGCCGCTTCATCGAAACGGTCGATCGGCCGGAGATCTTCGCGACGTGCCGGAGTGACTTTGCCGAGGGGCGGCGCTGGCTCGAGCTCCTGGGCTTCGACTTCATCAAGCCGCTCGGGCCGTACGGTCCGGCCGGAGTTCCTCATGATCTCTTTCTGCGGGTGCGTGCATGTCGAGCATAGTGCAGTGGGTTCCGGCGATGCTGCAGGCATCCTCGCACATGGCCGCGCGCCGCGATGCGCGCCTCAATGCGAGGCTCCTCGAGGAGCAGGCGCGCGCGACCGCGGCCGCTGCCGCACAGGATGAGGCCGCACACCGCCGCGCTGCGCGCGCAGCGATCGGACGGCAGGCCGCCGCGCAGGCCGAGGCAGGCATCGGTGCGACCGGCACGGGCGGGCTCCTCCTCGATCAGTCGGCGATCCTCGCCGAACTCGACGCGCTCAACATCCGCTACGGCGGGCAGCTCCGCGCGAAGGGGCTCCTCGCCGAAAGTCTCGCCATGCGAAGCCGCGCCCGACAGTCCGGGCTTCTGGCTGGTGCTGCGTTGCTCCAGGGCACATCGCGCGCCCTCACGCGCCAGCGCATCCTCGAGGGATAGGCCGTGCCGCGGATCAGTCCATACGAGCAGCAGACGCGCGCACCGATGCCGGCCGGGCAGACGCTCGATCTCGGCAGCGGCCGGGGCGCTGCGGGCCTCGCGCAAGCCTTCGAGAGCATCGCGCACGACGAAATGACGCTGCGCGCCTTCGAGCGGCAGAAGGCCGAAGAGCGCGCAGCAGTGTGGGCGAACGATCAGGCGATGCGCGTGCGCTCTCGCTGGCTCGAGGAACTCCAGCGCCGGCAGCAGGCGGCCGAGGGCGCAGCCGAAGGCTTCGCGCTCGCGGTGCTCGCCGATTTCGACGCGGAAGCCGAGCAGCTCATCAAGCAGGCGCCGACCGAAGCCTCACGCAACTGGCTGCGGGACCGGCTCGGCTCGGTGCGCCTCGGGCTGCAGCAGGATGCGCTCAGCTTCGAGGCGAGGAGGGGCGTCGAGTTCAAGGTGCACGGGCTCATGCGCTCGCTCGATGCCGCGCGCACCGCTGCGGAGTTCCGGCCAGCGGATTTCGCCGTGCTCGCCGCCGAGCAGCGCGCTGCAATCGAGGCGTCAGGGCTGCCCGCGGACACGCGCGCGAAGCTCCTGCAGGACTCGGTGACTGCGCTCGCTTCGGCGGCCGTGCAGGGCATGATCCGGCGCGATCCGTACACGGCACTGCGCGAGCTCAACGACGAGGGCTCAAAAGAGTTCGCGATCCGCGCGCTCACGTTCGAGCAGCGCCAGGCGCTGCGCTCGCGAGCCGAAACCGAGATCCGCCAGCGCGAGGCCGAGGCACGCGCCCGCCAGGCCGAGGAGCGCGAGATTCTCCGCAGAGATCTGCAGGATGCGCTCGCCGCGCGCCAGGCGGGGCTTCCGGCCGAGCTCCCCTCTCGCGATCGTTTCATCGCCGCGTATGGCGCCGGCGAGGGCGAGTCGCGCTACCGCCACGCGCTCGAAACCTTTCGCGTGTACGACGTCGTCGGGCAGGCGGCAAACATGCCGCCGGATGAGGCGATGCAGCACCTCGCGCAGCTTCGCCCGACGCAGCAGGCAGGCGCTGCCGAGGCCGCGCAACGCCATGAGCTCGCGGTGCGACTGTGGGAAGGCCAGCGGCGGCAGCTCGAGAGCGATCCGGTCGGCACGCTCCTTGTGCGCGACCCGCGCGTGCGCGCAGCCTTCGAGGCGATGAGTTCCGGCGACCCGGCAGCGATTCGCGCGTACGTCGACACCGTGCGCGGTGCGCAGCAGGCGCTCGCGATCACCCAGCCCCGGCTCCTGCCCGCATCGCTAGCCGAGCAGATGGCCGCGCAGCTCGCCCTCAATCCCGAGCAGCCCGGGGCACGCGCCGCGCGCCTTGCCGAGTTCGCTCAGCAGTGGGGACCGGCGTGGGGTGACGTGCTGCGCGAGGTCGCGCCGAAGCTCGACGGCATCGGGCAGATCCTTCCCTTCATCCCGGCTGCCACGGCCGCGCGGCTCGACGTGCTCTCGGCGCAACGCGACGCGGTCATGAAGGCGCTCGACTCGACCGGCTACCGGCGCGATCTGTCAACCGCGATCGCCGAACAGCTCGCGCCGCTCAACGAGACATTCCCGCCAGGCGTGCTCGCCGACGGCGCGCAGGTGTGGGAGCAGTATTACCAGGCGGCCGAGCTCCTCGCCGCGGATCTCGTGCGCGGCGGCACCTCGCCCGAGCGGGCCGCGGAGCAGGCCGTCGAGCAGCTTCTCGGCAGTCGGTACGAGTTCGCCGGAACGCTGCGCATCCCTCGCGTGAGCAGCGCCGGCGAGCCGATCATCGCCTCGAACGTTGTGCGCGGTGCGCGCGCGCTGCTCGAGCATCTCTCGCGCGAGGGCGAGTTCCTCGTGACGCCGCTGCCGTACCAGACCGACGTCGACGCGCAGGCCGACCGGCGGGCGCAGATCCGCGCCGAAGGCTTCTGGGTCACGAACCCGGACGAGACCGGTGCCGTCCTCGCCCTGCCGGATGGCATCGTGCTCGGTGCGGACGGGCAGCCAATCGTGCGCACGTGGCGCGAGCTCGAGGCGCTCGGCATCGAGAGCTCACGCGCCACGCGCGAGCAGGTCCTCCGTGACATCCGCGAGCGTCGCTGATGCCGATTTACTCGCGCAGCTACTACACGGCGCCGACCGAGCAGGTCGAGATCCCGGCGCGCACCAGCGAGGTCCTGCGCGCGCAGGCAGGGCTCGCATGGGAAGAATCGCCGCTCTCGTCGATCGGCCGCATCCTCGAGCTCGACATCGCCCGCAAGCGGCTCTCCTGGGCGTATCCGCAGTACAACGCCGAGGAGGCCGAGGAATTCATGGCGGCGAACGGACTCGCCGGGCAGTTCCGGTTCGAGGACCGTCTCTACAGCCAGCTCGAGCTCTCGATCCTCGCGAAGCGAAAGCGCCGCGAGCTCCGTCGCCAGGCGATTCTGGCGCGCGCAGAAGGTGGCTTCGCGCAGGGCGCCGCGCGGCTTGGCACCGCGCTCGGCGTCTCGCTCCTCGATCCACTCAACATCGCGACGGCGTACATCCCGGTAGTCGGCCAGCTCCGCTATGCGCGGGCGCTCGAGGCCGCAGGCGGCATGTTCGGCCGCACGGCGGTGCGTCTCGGCGCGGGCGCAGTCGAAGGCACGGCGGGCGCGGCGATCGTCGAGCCGCTCATCTATGCCGCGCGCATCGACGAGCAGGCCGACTACTCGCTCGCCGATTCGCTCCTCAACGTCGCATTCGGCGGCGTGTTCGGCGCGAGCCTGCACGCAGGCGCCGGGCTCGCCGGCGACATCATTCGCCGCGCGTACGCGCCCGAGATCCGCGAGACCGCGACCGGCATCGAGTACACCGAACGGCATGCCCCGGCGGTGCATTGGGGCGCTCCGGCACAGTCGTTCCAGGGCTTCACGCAGGCGGTTCGCATCGGCGATCGATACGTGCCGATCCGCTGGGCGGTGATGGAGGCCGATGATCTGCGCGCGACGCTCGAGCGCGCGGAAAATCAGTACCGCGACCGACACCGCGCGGCCGGTCAGGCGCAGATCCGCGCGATCGCCGCGAACCTCGATTTCAACCTCCTCGGTCACTCGCCGATCATGGATTTCGGCGCCCCGACGCTCACCGCGGAGGGCGTCGTGGTCGGCGGCAATGGGCGGCTCGCCGCGATCCAGCTCGCCTATCAGCAGGGCACGGGCGGCGTGCGCTATCGCGACCCGCTCATCCAGCAGGCCGCGCAGTTCGGGCTCTCGCCGCAGGCCGTCGCCGCGATGCGAAAGCCGGTGCTCGTGCGGATCCTCGCCGAGCACGTCGATACGCGGGCCGCGGCGATCGCCTCGAACGAAGGCGGCTCGATGCGCATGAGCGCGCTCGAGCAGGCCAAGGTCGATGCGGAGCGGCTCGGTGACCTTCGCGCCTTCCGGATCAACGAGGACGGCTCGCTCTCGGTGGCGCAGGCCGCGGCGGCTGTGCGTCGATGGGTCTCGGAGATGCCCGACACGCAGCGTGCGGCGCTCCTTGCGGCAGACGGGCGGCTCTCGGCCGAGGGGTACACGCGGCTGCGCAACGCGATCCTGTACCGCGCGTATGGCGACTCCCCGACGCTCTCGCGCCTCGTCGAGGCGATCGACCCGGGTAGCCGGAACGTCGCGGCGGCGCTGACGCGCGTGGCAGGGCGCATCGCCGAGACGCGCGATGCGATCGCCGCCGGCGACCGCTTCGACCTGGACCTCTCGCCTGAGATCCGCGATGCGGTCGAAACGCTTAACCGCGTGCGCGAGGCGGGCCGGTCGATCGAGGAGTTTCTCGCGCAGGGCGAGCTCCTCGATTCCGGGCTCTCGCCGGCCGCGCGCGAAGTACTCGCGTTCCTCGCCTCGCATATCCGCTCCTCGAAGGCGATCGCCGACTTCCTCGACCGCTACTACGATGCTGTCGACGCGCTCGGAAGCCCGAAGCAGGCGGGGCTCTTCGGCGTGCCCGAGGTGCCGGACAAGGCGCTGCTCGTGCGTCGCGCGGCCGAGGATTACGCGCCGAGCGCGGCCGAGAAGATCGAACAGGCACCGACCGACGTGCAGCAGGCCGCAGCGCGTGTTGCCGTGGCGCAGGCGGTCGAGGGGCAGGCGATCAATGTCGCGCCGCTCATCGAGGGCGACCCGCGCGGGATCATCGCCGCGGTCGAGCAGGCCGACGCACCCAACACGAAGCCGCTCAACGATCCGCTCGCCGCCGAGCAGATCGACGCGCTCGCGCGCGAAGTGCCTCAGAGCGAACAGACCGAGCTCGCCGCCGCGGAGAAGGCGCTCGCGGAAACCGAGCTCGCGCTCTTCGATACCGTGCGCGACCTTGCCGAGGCGGGCGTCGTGCGGATCGAACCAGAGATTCCAGAACTCGCGCCGCTTTCGCCGTCGGCGCGCCGCACGCTCCTCGAGATGCGCCAGGAGGCCGAGGCACTCAAGCCCGAATTCGACGCCGCCGTGCGGCAGATCGCCGAGGCGATCGGCGGCGACGTACAGCTTGCGCCGCTCAAAGGCATCGCGCGCTCAGTCGAGAAGATCGTCGCGGATTACGGTGGCGATCCAACGAAGCTCAAAGACACGCTTCGCGCGACCATCGTCATCGACTCGCCGCAGCAGGCACGCGCGGCGCTCGCGGCGATCCGGCAGGTGTTCGACGTCGTGGGCGAGCCGCGGCTTCTGCTCCTTGAGCCGGACGCGCCATCGCCGGACGGCTATCGCGATCTCAAGTTCAACGTGCGCGCAGGGAATCAGCTCGCCGAGATCCAGGTGAACAGTCGCGCGATGCTCGAGGCGAAGTCGCGCTTCCACGACACGCACTACCGGCGCATCGAGCAGATCATCCTCAAGGCTGAATCGGAAGGGCGCGATCTCACTGCGGCCGAGCGCGCCGAAGTGCAGCGGCTCGATGCCGAGCAGCGCGCGGGTTACGAGGCGGCCGCGAGGTCCTTCCTCGAGGCCGCGCGCAGCACCTCCCAGGAGGCCCTCGAGATTACGGTGCCGTTGCGGCGGGCGGACATGGCAGGGAATCGGCGGGGCTCGGAACCGTCGAAGGCGACGGCAACAGTCCAGTCAGGGGAGGCTCGGACCGGCACGCCTTCCACGTCCAGGAAGAGCCAGTCGGGTTTCACTTCGGGAACCACGGACATCACCTCCGAGCAGATTCTAGCACAGCTCCCCCCGGAAATGAGAGCGGAAGCGCTCGAGGCTGCAGCGCTCGCTGATGAAGCAGAGCGGATGGCCGAGATCGCCCGCCTCGCCTCGATCTGTGCCACGAGGGCACCGGCATGACGATCCCCACGCAGTGCATTACGTCAAGCGCGCAGGCGCTCGGCGGCCCGATCACGCAGGAGCAGATGGAGTTCATTCGCGACGAGGTTGCGAAGCTCCAGGCGCAACTCCTCGCCTCCGGACAGGCGGCCTCTCCGGCCAACGCGCTCATGCTCGCGGCGCGCAAGTTCGCCGCGCAGCAGAAGCTCGCCGCGCTCGTCGCGCGGCGCAATGCCGCGATCAATCAGCAGCGCTATTTCCAGAACCTCGCCTACGTGACCGGCGTCTGGAAGGGGCGCGAGGCCGAGGGCCTTCGCGCGCTCCTGACCGGATCCATCGAAGGCCGCGCGGGCGCTCGCTCCTCGGTCGCGCTCGAGCAGAAGACATTGCAGGGACTCTACCTCGGCGGGCTCAACGTCGAGCTCGAGCGTGCGGGCGTGTTCGATGCCTTTCGCACCGGCTCGCTCGATCGCGACGTCGCGCGCGCACTCTGGCAGCTCAACTCCCGCGCGCCGAATCTCGAGGGGCTGCCCGAGGCCGCGGTGAAGATCGCGCGCATCGTGCACAAGTACCAGGAGGTCGCGCGCACGGACGCGAACAAGGCGGGCGCGTGGATCGGCAAGCTCGAGGGCTGGATCGTCCGGCAGTCGCATGACCCCTGGAAGATCGGCCGCTCGACGTTCGCCGAGTGGGCGGGCTTCCTCGAGGAGCGGCTTGACTGGTCTCGGATGGAGCAGCAGCTCGGGCCGATTCCGGATCGGCGCGCGTTCCTGCGCGAGGTGTACACCGCGCTGGCCTCCGGCGTGCACGTGCAGGCCAAGGGTGCGGTGAACGCCTCGGGCTTCAAGGGGCCGGCGAACCTCGCGAAGCGAATGAGCCAGGAGCGCGTCCTGCACTTCAAGGACGCCGATGCGTGGTTCGACTACAACGAGCGATTCGGCGCGGGGAACATCCGCGAGGCGGTATTCGCGGGGCTGATGTCGGCCGCGCGCAATACGGGCCTCATGCGCGTGCTCGGCACGAATCCGGGCGCGATGATGCAGCAGCTCGTCGATGAGGTCGCGCGACGCATCGATGCCACGGGCGATGCGCGCGCGCTCGAGCGCTTCGCCGCGGCGACGCGCCCTGGCGGCAAGCTCTGGAATCACCTTGCTGAGGTCGACGGCTCGGCCAGCATCCCGGTCGATCGGATGGTCTCTCGCGTCGCCTCGAACGTGCGCGCGTTCCAGGCGATGGCGAAGCTCGGCGGCGCCGTGATTTCCTCGGTCACGGACCTTGCGACATATGCCTCCGAGCTCTCGTTCCAGGGCCGTAGCTTCCTGTCCGGCATGGCCGAGGCGATTTCGGCGGTAGGTCAGGGGCGGCCGGCAGGCGAGCGACGCGACATTCTCACGTCGCTCGGCGTGTTCTTTGAGTCGCTCTCGGCCGACCTCACGCGCCAGGGCTCGCTCGACGAATCCTTCGGCGGCTGGACGAGCCGCACGCTGCAACAGTTTTTCAAGTGGAACCTCCTCAACTGGTGGACCGATGCGCTGCGCGGCTCGGCGGCGCTCTCGATGTCGAACTATCTCGCGCTCAACGCGCGGCGCACGTGGGCGCAGCTCCCGCAGGAGCTGCGGCACGTGCTCGGGCTGTATCGGATCACCGAAGCCGACTGGGACCACATGCGCGAGAACGGCGTGAAGCAGGCCGCGGACGGGCGCCTCTACATGGTCCCGGACGATCTCGATGAGGCGCGCGCACGGATGCTGCGCCAGTACATCACGGACCGTGCCTACACGGCGGTGCTCGAGCCAGATGCCGGCACTCGCGCCGCGTGGATCAAGTTCGGCACGAAGCCCGGCACCTTTACCGGAGAGCTCGTGCGCTTCGTGATGCAGTTCAAGGGCTTCCCGGCCGCCTTCACGCGGCAGGTGCTCGGGCGCGAAGTGTTCGGTCGCGCGGCAGAGCCCTTCGCCGAGGGCTCGCTCGTCGGGCTCGCGCAGATCATCGTCACAACGACGGTGCTCGGCTACGGCGCGATGGCCGTGAAGGATCTGCTGAAGGGCCGCACGCCACGCGACCCGACCGACTGGAAGACGATCCTCGCGGCCATGACCCAGGGCGGCGGCGCCGGTATCTACGGCGATTTCCTGTTCGGTGAGTTCAACCGCTTCTCGCGTACGCCGCTTGAGACCGCTGCGGGCCCGACGCTCGGCACCGCATCCGACGTGCTGCGCCTGTGGTCCGGGCTCGTGCGTGGCGACGCCGATGCCGGAGATGCGCTGCGCCTCGCACTCAACAACACGCCGTTTATCAATCTCTTCTACAGCCGTCCGGTGCTCGATTACCTCATCCTGTGGGACATCCAGGAGGCGATCTCGCCGGGCACGCTCCGGCGTATGCAGCGGCGCATCGAGCGCGAGCAGGGGCAGAGCTTCCTCATCTCGCCGGCGACCGATCGCGCACGGCCCATCACGGCAGGACTGCCATGAGTTGAATCTGTTGCTCACCTCTTAGAAGGTGCGCGCGCGGGGGGGCAGGCTATGACGATCACGAGTGAAGTAGGTCGCGCTGCATACGCTGGGGACGGTGCGTCGACTCAGTTCACCGTGCCGTTCAAATTCTTCCAGTCCAGCGACTTGCGGGTCATCTTGCAGTCCGCCAATGGCGTCGACTCCGTTCTCACGGAGAACGTCGATTACACCGTGAGCGGAGCAGGCGACGATGGCGGCGGTACGGTTACGCTCGCGAAGGCGCCCGCGAGTGGCCAGACGCTCACGATCATCCTCGATCCGCCGCGCACGCAGCTCACCGACTACGTGAGCAACGACGCATTTCCGGCTGAGTCGCACGAGCGCGCGCTCGACCGGCTCACGCAGCAGAACATTCGTGCGTTCGACATCGTGAGCCGCGCACTGCGACTGCCGGATGGCGACCCGAACACGCTGGCTACGCTGCCGGGCGCTGCGGCGAGAGCAAACAAGTTCCTGCGCTTCGACAATAACGGCGACCCGGAAATGGCCGTTGGCATCGACCAGTCGCAGACTCTCTCGCGCTCGGTCATCGGCCAGTTCCTCTATCCGCAGACTCCGGAGGAGGTCGCAGCCGGCGTGACGCCGACGAACTATGCGTATCCGCCGGGGGATGTGCGGCGGTACGGGGCGGTGGGCGATGGCGTCACGGATGATACGGCGGCGATCGCGCGAGCGATCAGAGCGTGCACCATGTCCAGAAGTACGCTCAATATGGGTTCTGGCTGTTACAAGATCAGCTCTGGACTCACAGTCACTTGCCCGATCCGCTTCGATGCGACGAGCTACGGCGATGCAGGCGCAGGTCACACTGGCCAGAAATACCCAGGCTTCTACCCGCAGGGGGAGGGCTATACCGCTGTCACGATCGCGATCGAGAGCGGTTATCCCGGTCCTTCCGCGCAGGTCGAGAATGTAACTGTCATCGGCAACGAGTCCGCGCGGCCGAAGATCAACGGTATCTTGGTGATCAACGGCCAGCGACTCGTCGCGAAGAGCCTGTTCGCGACTGGGCTCGACGGCTTCGGCGTAAAGATCGTTAACACATGGGATTCGACGTTCGAAAACATCTCGGTCGTAAAGTGCGGCAACGCGACCGACTATGCGGTCGAGATCACGAACACCAACGGACAGTCGACGAACGAGTGCGTTTTCAACCGTATTCAGGCCGAGAAGTGTCAGCAGAAAGCCGTGCGTGTGGCTCCGAACACGTATAACTGCACGTTCAACGTCATCCATGCCGAGCAGGCGCTCTTCAATGGCACAGACTACACGCACGAAATACGCGGCAACTTCGGGTGCGTGTTCAATTCGCTGCGCCTGACGGGAGCGAACGCCGACAACACTCACGGCCCGAAAGTGCTCCTCGGGGGCTGGAATGTGGTTTTCAATGCTGTGCGCGTCGAGGACGATACGGCTGCGGACAACACCGCAGAAGTAGAAATCCAGTACGGCGTCGTAGATGGCACATGCACCATTAATTCCATGGTCGTCGAAGGCTCGGTCACCATCGATAGCGGGAATCTCACGCGCATGGTCATCAAGGGACTGCTGGCGACAGCGGCCGTGACCGTCGAGGACAAGCTCAACGCGACTGATACCATCTTCGAGGGGGGTAAATTCGCGCTCGTTCTGTACGGTAACAACTGCAAGGCGGTCGCGCGCTCGACGAAGCTCTTGAGCTACACCGTGGTTGGACACAGCCAGGTTCTCAAGGCTTTTGGCTGCGACTTCCCGAACGGGATCGTTCTGCCGGCCGCTGCGCATCTCGAAGCGGAAAACTGCGATTTCTACGGCAATGTTGCGCTGAGCAACGGCGGTAACACGGTGTTTCGCGCGCGCCGCTGCCGCTTCGCCGGCACTGTGACGTTACAGGGCAACGCGGGACTCTTCGCGCCAGAGGACTGTGAATTCGCGAATGGTATCACGCTCGGTGCTGGCACCGTCTCCTGGAAGTTCGGGCCGAGCAATCGCGTCACGGGTGGCGTCGTGAGCGCGGGGCTCGCGGCCCCGCCGGGCGGTACGTTTCAGTTCTACGCCGGCGAGAGGAGCTACCGGATCATCCCGGCGGTCGGCCAGCCGAAATCCTGGGTGTGTACGGCGTCCGGTACGCCTGGCACATGGACGAGCGAGGGTAACCTCTAACAGCAGGGGGCTGTAGTGGACCGTTACATGCTGTCGCTGCACCTGATCGGCGAGCGCGACGGGATGCGTCCGCAGTCTGCGCTCGGGCTCATGCTGATCGACGGATTCGGTCGATTCATCGGTAGGCGGCTGTGAGCGACGTGCAGGTACAGCGAGAGATCGGGGCACTGGAAGCCCGCATGGACGCCGTAGAGCAGCGGCTCGAGCGCATCGAGGGTAAGGTCGATGAGCTCGTGGAGCGGCTCGGCGAGGCGCGCGGCGGCATCCGCATGCTGATTGCCGTGGGGTCGGTTGCCGGCACGCTCGGGGCACTCATCGGCAAGCTCTTCGATTGGCGGGGTGGGCCATGACCGACACCGCGCGCCTGGTCGCATCCGTGAGAAATCACGAGGGCTTCCGCGCCAATCCCTATCTATGCCCTGCCGGCAAGCTCACGATCGGTTACGGCCGCAATCTCGAGGACGCACCGCTCACCGGCGCTGAGTGGCGCGAGCTGTGGAATCGCGGGGATATCGCCGTCAGTCTCTCGCGCGCGGGCGCCGAGAGATTGCTCGGCTCTGCGCTCGCCCGCATCGAGCGGCAGTGTGTGGCCACATTCCGCTGGTGGCCGCGTCTCAACGACGCGCGGCAGAACGTCATCGTCGAGATGGCCTATCAGCTGGGGTGGCCGGGGCTGCTCGGATTCCGACGGATGCTTGCAGCGATCGAGGCGGGGGATTTCACCGAGGCAGCACGAGAGGGGCTCGACTCGAAGTGGGCGCGGGAGGATTCCCCCGCTCGCGCTCGTCGGCTGATGCG